CTATACTTAATTAGGAACTTCTAACATTCAAAATGAATCTGCCTATAGGCACGTTCTTGTCAAATTGTCTCAATTTATCATTGATTTTATCTGATTTGTCAATTATCTTGAATCTTATTATCAATAAAAATTGCCTACAGGGTTAGCTGAGTTTTTGTAAAGGAACCACATCGTCGATTTTCTCGCTCACAATAGTGAAGTAAGCTCTTCCCAAATACGAGCAGAATCTTCTTCGTCCCTTTCTCTCTTCTTCTTAATTGCGGACTGGTTGATTTGGTTACGAGATTCTTGTGTAGTACCGTATTGCCAAGACAATAGTCTAGTGTAAAGGCCAATTTGCTGTCGAACTGGGTGATCCAGCTGCATATAAATCGGGTAAGCAAGAGGGTTATACTTGATAGTCAACCCACCTGAAGTTAAGTTTCTTTGGAACAGGTAATACTTCACGGAGCTTGGAAAATTATCTAGATAAGCTCTAAGTGGTATTCGCTCTGCCTTATAGTAATTAATAGCTATCATCAATTTGACCAGTTCTTTGATCTGAAACTGGTCTAATAGTAATTTCGAAGTATTCCGCAATTTCAGTGTCTTTCGTTCATTAGGAAAATAATAGAAGGAGTTGAGATTTTGGGTGAGGTTCTGTTCCAGAAATAAGATGTCTGTACTAAAAATCGCCCCGAGCCCTAAGGTGTTTAGCTTGTCTTCCAGTGGTTTTAAAACTCCAATCTTCCCCTTATAGCAGTTTAAAAAGTGGTCATTGATTCGACTAACAGCCCTAGATAGATGAATGTTATGGTAAACATTGATTCCGACCCTATAATAAACAGTATATTGATGATTCAACGCCGATGGGGCAGCTGCCACTTCAGAAATTTTTATACGAGCTTCGAATAACAAAGATATGGATCTGGATTCTTTTGCCGGGACGTATATAACCTCCATGGAACCTAAATCTATCCCCAGTAACGGGACAAGTATGTTTTCCAATGCTAAAACTGAAAGGGTTGGTAACAAAATAAAAATGGTCCGACCTTTCGCAACCCTTATAGCAGAGATTATCAAATGATGTAGTTCCATACAGGTTAGATGAGTGGCTTCATATTCTAGATCTAGGAAGGTGTCCAGATGTTCCTTAGTGTTGATTAAAGAATCTATCTCTTTTCTTTCTCCGCCGATATATTCCAAATTTGTTTCAGAGGCCAAAGTCTCTGCTAACTCGTAGACGTGTTTCTCTTTCAAGATGCGATCCTTTGCTTGGTATCTCAAAGGGACTTTCTTCGTAATCTCAAAAACCCTGAGCTGTTTGACTTTCCTCTCAATTAGCTTGAGTATTAGTCCATTGTTCATAGAAGATATCAATTGAAAACCAAGAGGTTTTGATCGGTTGACCAGATAGTCTGTCAACACCGTCGACTGAAAGTCGCTGGGATCTAATAATACTTGATCCCGGATCCCGGATATGTTGATATTGTGGAGAGATCTTGAAAAACTCTCCCTCAAATTGATGTACGACAAAGTCTGGGGTATATGTAGTGCATAAACAGACAAACCCTCTGAAACCACGGGTACTAACTTAGTGTTATTGAACGGATATGCTTGAAAGATTTTATTTGTGAGCCTAACATAATCAATAATGCAATAGTCGTGTGTCAATTGGTGGAATTTAGACTTGCATAGAGAATCTGCTAGGATTATTTGATCTATTATAACGGAGGTCACTTCTGATAAGTGTTCACTATCCTGAAGATAAAGTCCATTATTGTGACCGAGTTCGTCATAAAACCTCTTGATTATCCGTGCCAAAGCCAAGGTGATCTTAAAGGAGAACTTGTCTTTAATAAAAATATCTTTCAAGAACGATATCACAACTAAGTCCCGATAATTGAGACTATCAGTCTCAAAGCAGAGGCGAAAGTCACTCGTCTCTTGTCTCATAGTCCAGTGAATGAGAGCAATTAGGCAATCTTGTTTCCAATCTTCAATTGAAAAATCGATGAAAATTCCAGCATCCTGAGTAAACTTGGTTAAAAAGTTCCAGTGTCTTCTCTCGTCCAACATCCGCACCCAACCCCTTAGATGTTTTCTCTGAACCCTACCAATGAGAGAAAAAACATGTCGATCCAGAGCCAGATCAAATTGGAAAAAATCAGACTCTTCTAAGCCGGTGAGCCAATCTAATAACCTATGTCCTACTATCCCTAGTCCAATTATCTTGAAATAAACAACCACTTCTCTATGACTAGTTGGCAAATAACTGTGACGAATTTCAATGCTAGATTTAAGTTCGTTGTAGCCATTAGTTATGGACCTTAATACGGTAGACGATAGGGCACTAACTACTTCTAGGCGATTGTTGACTGAACTTTTAAGGTTGCTGACCTTCGACTGGAGATGGACACTTATGCTTTTGCTCAGAACGTCTGCCCCTCTCCACAAGACCGATTCTTCTCCAAGTTTCGGAAAGATGATTTCTTTTTGGACCTCCGGCAACACTATTGAAGATTCCGCAATGACATCGTTGCAAAAACAAGCTACCTTGTATCTAGATAACTGTTTACCCTGTCCCTGAGAGAAATCTAGTCCGAGGCAGGCAATAGCGTAGACATTCATAGCGCCATAATGAATGGAAGAGGCAGTGGCAACATTGGTGTGGTTGCTCGTCGAAAGACATACATTCGTACTTAGTCCATAAAGTGTATTCAAAAATCCACCGTGCTTTGAAAAACGATCATTATAGCGCCTCACCCAGTTCGAAGAATCTGTCGAGGATAGTGATAGGAACACGGAAGGATCAAAATCCGTGTACGCAGAAACACATCCCAGTAATGATTTTGCCAACTTGCTTTCTGGGTTAACAAACCAACCCACAACTCTAAGATTATCCACACTTGCTCTTATTGGACCCAGGGAAGACTTTATTTGATAATCCTTGTGTTGAGAAATTCCTTCCACTCGGTCTGCCCCAAGGTAAGGAGGAAATGGTCCAACAGCTCTGAAAATTAGAGCTTGCGAAGCCACCAGTGAGCGATCAACTCTCAGAGATAGTTCCTGTTCCGGTAGAGTATAATTTGAAAGATCTTCCCCTGTGATTCTTCTCAAAAAGTGAGCAGGGTGTGGAGTTGTGATTCCGATAATCTCCCTCTTCCATGACCTATACCTAAGTTCCTTAACTAATTTCATCATGCAATCCGAGTCATGATAATTGGCCCAAAAATCTAGGCAGATTCTGTCAGCGTTTTCTAATTGGAACAATACTCCCGTGTAATACATAATTTCTGATCTTTTAACAGCAAATAAAAAACCAATATTTTCCTCTCTTGCAACATTTCTTAAAGTCTTGGTTGTGTCGAACTTACCGAACAGGGCCTCTGTGACTCCAGAAGGAGAAGCAGCATAAATATCCGCCGCTAGCCTAGCATGGAAAGGTTCCATTGTATGCAAACTCATTAACAATTGTTCTTCGTTTTTGTTGAAATACCTTATCAGATTCAATAAGTCCTTGTTCTTATTGACATGCTCCATAGAAAGCACATCCCTTGCTTTTGCTCTCAAAACAGCTGCTTTCTGTGGCCCTGAGAACACATTGAGGGCCGCAGGTGCTGATAATAAATTCCCTAGATCTTCTATCGAGAAAGTCTTGAGAACAGGGCAGATAATGGCAAGGGCCACCGATGTTGCTACATCATCAGAAGGTAAACCTCTGTTTAAAGCTAATTGTTTTTTGTTTAAATATTGCCACCGCTTATACCCCCAAAGCAAGTCCAGTGTCACCTGATCGGAAAAACCTTTAGTCAAGAAAGTTAGAGGATTTTGGAAAGGGTACCCTCCTAATGATGCGGATGTCCACGTAAGGTATTTACAGAGTGACATGATATTTGAATCGATCCCTTGAATCATCTTTGCAAAAGGTTCAACAGTTGTGATTAGGCTCTTTCCTCTCTTAAGAGGTTCGCCTAGCAATACAGAATGAGATAGATGCATCAATATGGCATTGGTTGCTTCTGTCATAGCGACAATGTAGCTGACTATAAAATTATAATCCGAGGCTGTGGCAGCTTGAGCGTTTGCAAAAATACTAGCAATTGATGTGAACAATCCGGGGTAGTCTTCATTTGATAATGGATAGCACCGAGAAATCCTTTTTAATGACATTGGCCTAGGTGCTCCGTTGACGATGAATAATTTTCCGTAAGCAAACACATTAGAG